GTAATCGTTGTCACCACCCATCTCTTCCGACTGAATATTAATAACATTATTTTCAATTGTGAGGTTCTTGGTGCTACAAGCATCATTGGGATCTTCTAAATTGCCAAACAATCCCTGTTCGATTAAATCCTCCTTATTCTCATAATCATACTTGTATTTTTCTTCCAAGGTCACCATCTCATTTAAGTCCAATACAACTTGGAATGATGCGGTTCCAAACAAACCTTCTTGACCGCACATCACATTCGCTGAAATGCCCCTCATGTTGTCCAACTCTGCGTGTCTAGCCGCCTTCAAGAACATCTCAGGTGTCTCTTCAAATGACGCCTTCGCAATCGGTCCAATATCATCATTGTTAATACCGTGTCTGAAGATTGATATCATCTTGTGACTAAATGTCATTCTGTCACATAACAGTGCCATATGATGGAAATTCAAATAGGTGCCGTCGAACTCAATCACATCCGCCAACTCATTATAAATTGCCTGTCTAGCTGCCTCCATTCCCAGCACATTGTAGATTTCAATGATATCATTACTAGTTGTTCTATTGGGGTCGATATAGTCTAGACCTAAAACATCCAACAAATTGGTGCCAATCGTATCTAGAACCCAAATATCTTCCTTTACGTAAGAGCCAGCCTTCTCAATCAAATTGTCTTTGACCTTTCTAAGAATAACCTTGTCTACATTCTTAATTCCGCGAAGCACAATGTTGTTTAATAACTGGTCTTGGAAATTCTTTAAAATGTAAATCTGATCGCTCTGATCTAAAGGGTTCAACTTGGCCTTCTTTTGTGCCTTACTAGAAGCGCTCTTTAGAATATTTGTCATGCGAATTCTGAACACGAGTTTGTCGGCATTGTAATCCGAATAGACGCAGGATATTTCATCTTTGTAGGTGTTATTCAATGTAAAGTGGACGTCATCCATTGTGATATTCTTTTCCAACATCGTCTCGGGGTCCATGACCATTCGAATGACCCACTTTGACTTTTCAGTTTCTTCGGCCGCCGCGTTTTCGGTTTCTAAACACTCGTCGACCATTTTCTCAAATTCTCTGAATTGTGCCATCGAGTTCTTGTCCTCGTTAATTAGCGTATTCATATCATCTGGGTCGAAGCAGATTTCGACTGACTTTACGACTTCCTCTAACTTCGTATGTTCCAACATATACTGAATTGTGTTTGCCTTATCCTTGTCGGTTTGGTCTTCGGGCTTCAAGTATACGGTTAATGACGGGTTCTTTAATGATGCGGATAGTGATAGGATTTCCTCAATTCTCGGCACACCACGGGTCACATTGGACTTTGATGCGACACCGGCAAAGTGGAAAGTGTTCAGGGTCATCTGAGTTGTCGGCTCACCAATGCTCTGCGCCGCAATCATTCCCACCATTTCACCAGGTGCGACAATTGCGCGCTTATAATCAAGAACAATCGTAGCCAACAATATTTCCAACGCCTTCTGGTTGAAACGCTTATTCATTAGCAAATCCTTGGGCGATAAGTAGTAATAATACAGGACTTTGAATAATTCAGTGGGTGGCGCATAATGTATTTGTTGTAACTTGGCAAATGTGGCCTCAATCATCTCAAATGCTTCTAGCATGGTAATATCGACAAGCGAGTTGACATTGATGTTTTGCTGGCCAATGGTGTTCTGAATGATGTAAGAGAATGCTACTGGGACGCGGACAACTTTATCTGACTTGTAACCAAAGATGTTCTTGATAACATTGTCGCGCTTCTCAATCATATAATCTGTATAAAACTTGCATTTCTCTTTTAACTGTTCCTCCTGCTTCTTGTAACGAGTATAGGTGCTCTTGGTAAACATGCCAGTTAATGACTTGGTTTTAGTCTTCTCTTCAGGCACGTTGTAGTGACCATAGATTTCCTGGACGCTCATTTCCACAATATGAAGCTCTTGGTTTTCAACCTTGATTGTATCAATATTATCATCGCCATATGAGAACTGGACAATCTTGCTCTTATTGGTTCTGATTGTCATATCGTAGTTGACCATCAAATCCTCAAGACCCTTGATCAGTCTTCTCTGGATATAACCAGTAGTAGAAGTCTTAACGGCAGTATCAATGAGACCAATACGACCACCCATTGCGTGGAAGAAGAGCTCTTGGGGCGACAGACCATTAATATAAGAACTCTCTACGAATCCACGTGCTGCCGGTGAATCATCATACTTGTGAAAATGGGGCAGCGTTCTGTGTTCGAATCCGTATGGAATGCGCTTACCGTCTACGTTTTGTTGACCAAGGCAGGCGGTCATCTGTTGGATATTAATTTCAGTGCCTTTGGATCCGGCATTGAACATGATTACGAAGCGGTTCTCCTTGTCCAAATTCTTGAGGGCTTCTCTGCCTGCCTCTGATTGTGCCTTGCTGAGAATGTTGTTGATTTTGGTCTCAAACTCTTCTTCATTGGACTTTCCTGAGTTGTTCTCGAATATGCCAATTTGGACCTGGTCAATCAGATTTTTGACATCGGTCTTTTTGTCCGAAATAATACTGATGATTTTTTGGTTGGTCTTGTCGTCCGTAATCAAATCACTGATGCCGACGCTGAAACCACTTTGCTTCATGTATTCGGTGACAATGTTCTGGATGTCGTCAACAAATTCGGCTGACGCCATATTGCCGTAATCGTTACAGACGCGGTGAATAAGACCTTTGGTGCCGGAGCCGAGGATACCCTTGTCCATTTGGCCGCGGACATATTTGCCGTTGATTATTTCAATAATGTTATTTGAACTGTCGGTCTTTTCGGTCTCTCCGTTGAATTGTTTGTTCTTCACTTTCAAGGACATTGGCGGCAAGATTTGCGACATTATCTCGAAATTGGATATACGGTCGCTGCGCTTCTTGTCCTTTGAAAACGGATTGACGCGCTTGAACATCATTAATAAATTCATCGCGTCTTTCTGTGTAAAACTTATATTCTCTCTTGTAAATCTGTAGCAACCAAGCATGGAATCCTGATAGATGCCGATGATTGACGAGTTGTTGCCTGGACTGATTATCTGGTATGGCACTGCGGCCAAATTCTTTAATTCCGCTTCGGACTCCGGGTCCTGCGGCATGTGAAGATTCATCTCCATTTGATTTTTGTGACCATATATGCTCACAAAATTAAACAGACCCTCAAAGTTTCCTAAGAGGACGGACTATACCTTGTGCTTCATCAGGCTGGTCAAGCCATCATTTGAAACCCGCTTCCATCTAGTCTCTGAGCCTTCCCCATACTCTTACCATAACAAGGTTAGGGGCTTGGTTGCTGATTATCCAATCCATTCACATTTTTACCATTGGGTTCGTCAATTAAACGAGTTCCTCACAATTGTTTCCAAGAGTGAGTGGTAGTGAAGGCTCTAAGGATGTTCCAGCAGTTTGAAAACGTTGCCATTCTAATATATCTAATATAAATTTTCTTGCTCTATTTTTTATTTCTTCTATAGTTTCATATTGTCCTACAAAAGTAGTTCGCATTTTATTAATAGTGACTCTAATATATTCATAATTTAATGTATTGTTTTTTATAATATGTATGTATTTGTCAATATTGTTATCAATTGGTATATTTTTATATTTTTCAAATCTATTTATTGCGTGTATTTTTTGAACTCTGCCCATATCATCTTTTCTAACTTGTAGGTCACTTTTGTATTCGGTTAAACGGGTTGAAATTAGTTGTTTTGTTTTTTCACTTCTTTTCAGATTAGGATTTAATATCATATCAGTTTTTGGTTTGAAAACCTCTTCTAATATAATTTTTTTGCCTTTTTCAAAACCACCTTTTTGACCACCATTTGTTAAGTTATAACCATTTGGGTATTTTGTATTTAGTTCACTAATATACTTAATTTCATAATAATCTAAATCTATTACGTCACAAGTAACAATTAGTTCACATTTAAAATTCTCTACCCCATATTTGTTAAAAGCACTATTTAAATAGCTACACGAACAATTAAAATTTATTCTTTTTGATTCGCTTATATGACTATTAAATCTGCCCATATGCCCAAATGGTCTATATTTACCGTTATTCAAGTAATGACTTCTAGTTTGTCCAATATACATTTTATTTGTTATTAAATTTGTTATTTTATATATTTCACCAATAATTTTATGCGCTTCTTCCTTTTCTAGTAAACTATCCATTATTATATTTAATCAAGAAATATTTATATTATTTTATTATATTTGAATGACTAGACGATTATATTGGTTCAACCAATGAACCAGTAGATATTACAACGTTTTCCTTATTAAGTATTATCTACAACTTAATAAGCGGTCGCCTGTTGGGGACAAGATGAAATTTTATCCCCGTCAAAATCAGCATTGTACGGCTTGGTGTCCGCAACGTTCATCCTGAACGTATCTCCGCGCTTCATAATGCGCGCAATATGACACATCATACTCATTCTATGTAAAGTCGGTTGTCTGTTAAATAGGATGGCATCGCCATCCATCATATGACGATGAACAGTGTCACCCTCTTCCAAAACAATTGACTTCCTCTCAAGGTATTTCAGTGTC